TACGAATTAGGCCCAGCTGGAGCTGCTGATCTTCACGTCCACGAGCGCCTGCTTGCCCTCGGTGAACGTCTTCTTGCCGTACAGGCAGCGCGGCTTCACGTACTTTCCGAACTGCATCGGGATGTCCGACACGGCGACGGAAATGTCCTTCTGCATCACCATGTCGACGGCTCCCTTCTGCCCGAACATCTGGTGCGAGATCTGGAGGGACCAGACGTCCGCGGCGGCCGTGAGCGTCTCGGACACGACGACGTGGCCGTAGCCCTTGGCGACGAACGTGGTCGCGGCGGCTGCGGCGGTCGCGGTCATGCGTGCGAGGAGGCGGGCGTTGGCGGTCGAGAGGGCGACTCCGGTCGTGGTCGTGGTCGACGGGGCGTTGACGAGCGCGGTCAGGTTAGTGTTGGCCGTGGCTGCGGAGGCCCCGATGAGCACGTTGCCGGCGGTCGTTCCGAGCACGGTCTTGAACGTGAACACCACGCCGTTGATCGTCACGGTGTCGCCGTCTGTCGGCTGGGTGGCGATCGTCAGGGTTCCCGTCCAGTAGCCGTTCGTGGAGGCGAAGCAGTCGAAGCCGAAGTAGCTGGACTTGTAGCCGTTGGCTCCCACGAGGGCGCCGTCGACCGATTCGCGTCCCGCGAGCGAGTAGCCGAGCTGCTCCACCACGTAGGGGGAGAGGTTGGCGAACCCTGCGGATCCTCCCGGCTTCATGTTCCCCATCTCCGGGCGGCCGTCATAGGCGCCGACGAGGTCGATGTCGAGGAGCTGGAGCTTGCGCTGGGCTGCCGGGAAGAGCTTGAGCACGTTGGACGCGTCGAGCGTGATTCCGACTCCCGCCGTTCCGCCCACGTCCCCGGCGTCCAGGTAGGACGTGGCGTTGGCGACCTCGGAGAGGTAGTCCGCGTCCACGTGCTTGCTGATCGCGCGCATTCCGTCCTTGGCGATGCGGTCCATGATCGAGGACTTGTGCTGGATCGCGTCGAAGTCGTCCACCGGCAGAAGAAGGGCCGGGGTCGAGTCGACCGTGAGCGTCTCGGAGGCCTCGGCGTAGTTCTGCGCCGTCATGTCGCTTCCGCGCGTGTAGGTGTCGGCGTAGAGGCGTCCGAAGGTCGGGCGCACGACGGACTGCCCGTCGGACAGGTTGGACCGTTCCTCGAAGGACGCCTGGGCGGCGAACACAGGGACGGAGTAGCGCGTGACCTGCATCCGGTTCGAGAGCTTTGTCTCGAATACGTTCGTGTTGGCCATAAAAAGTCTAGTCTATGAACTTGCTGTCGTGGGCGACCTGCCACTTCAGGAACTTGCGGAACGTCTCGGGATCGCGCTTCGCCATCTCGATCTCCTGCTCGTCCGTGACCTTGGAGAAGTCCGTGAGCTCGGACGACCTTCCGCCGGAACTTTCCGCCGAGAAGCCGTTCTTGAACTCGAACTCTTCCGATTTCACCCTGTAGAGGTCCTCCACGCGGTAGGAATTGTATCCCTCCGTGAAAGCAAGCTCCGCGATGCCGTCCTTTACCGAGCGGATGTGCTCGGTGGTGGCCTGCGGATGCTGTTTTAGAATAAGGGGTATCACCTTCTCGTCGAACTCGCGTGAGACCGCGGCCTTCGCGGCCTCGACCTCGCGCTCGGCGAGGATCTTGTCGTACTTCGAAAGGTCGGGGGCGCTCGCGTTCAGTTTCCTCTCCAGGACTCCCAGGAGGTCTTTCGCCGCGCCGGGATCGAGATTGTACTTCGCCGCCACCGCCTCCACGTCCCCCTCGAACGGGTCGGAAGACCTGGAAAGCCTGGCTATCTCGGCCGCGTGCTCCTCGTTCAGCTTGGAAATGCGCTCCTCGGCGGCCTGCTCGGCCTCCGAACGCGCCTTTTCCGCCGCCTTTCGCTTCTCCTCCTGCGCCTTCTCGACCGGCATGGTCCATACCTTGCGTTCCGGAGCCTTTTCCTTCTCCGTAACGACCGGCTGGGTCTCCTCGGCGGCCTCCGTCGGCGTCGCTTCCTCCGATTGAGCGTTTGAGTCCTGCTCCTGGACGGCCTCGTTGTCCTGTGACATACGCTTGACGATTTTTTGTCCCGGTTGACTCCGGCCTCCGAGTTTCAGTCCCTCGAAGACGGACGACTAGGGGTTTGTAACGCGCGTCCACGCGATTCTATGCGTTCTTCTTGGCGAATCCGTCGGCGAGCGCGAGGAAGTTCTCCCCGTGAACCGACTTCGAGTATTCCCGTACCGTCTCATTATAGCCGGACGGGGACGTTCTGAACACGCGGGCGGTCTCGCGCCCCTTGTCAATGCCGTACCGCCATTTTGTCGGCTTGTAGCTCGCGAGCACCTCCCCGGGAACGATGATACCGGACTTCGTGGCGGCCTCCCCGCCCTCGCGCGTCGTCATCTCCAGCACCTTCTCGATGGGCGGCTTCCCGGCGCCGGAAAGCTCCCTGGCGATCGCCGCGATCCGCTCGTCGGTGTACGCCGGCTGGTCCGCGACGGGTTCCTTCGGCAGCAAAGCCTCCAGCCTGTCCGTCTTCCAGAACTTGTTGTACTCGATCCCCCTGGAACCGAGCTCCGCCGTGATCTCTTCCCTTGTCATATCAGCTTTTCCAATGCTTTCTTAGCGTTCTCAAGCGTGATCTCCGCCCCGACGAACAGGCCCACGAAGTCCTCGACGAAGTTGCGCTTCGCCATGAGGATCGAGCGCGTCGGGGCGTCCATCTCGGCGTGGAGCAGCCTGTGGTTCATCGCGTCCACGTCCGCCCGGAGCCTGTCGAATATCGGCCTCATGACCGGGTGCTCGCGAAGGTCGAGCATCATCTCGGCCTCCTTGGCCCTGCGCTCGACGGCGGCGATCCTCTGCTCTTGCGTCGCCATACTACGGGGTCATCGCCGAGCTAACGCCCTGCGACATCGCGGCGGTTCCCTGCGGGGTACCGGCCGGGGCCATCCCGGTCGGCATCTCGCCCGGCATCGCGGCGGCTGCCTGAGCCTCCTCCTGTCCCGGCACGGGAAGCTGGAGGCTCTGTCCCATCGGCTGCGCGGCGGCCATCTGCTCGGCCTGGCGCTGCGTATTGCCGGCGATGATCTGGACGTGCGCCCCGACGTACGCGAGCAGCAGGTCGGCCTGCGCCTTCTTCCGCTTGTCGATCCCCTTCTCGTTGCCGTTCTTGTCCAGCTCGACGTAGTTCATCTCCTCTCGGACGAAGCGGATGATCCGGTCGGCGAACGCCTTGTCGGCCGCCATGTAGAGGTTCGGCGTGTCCCCGAGCAGGATGGACTGGATCGCCGTGTCGGCCGCCTCGGACGATTCCTTGTGGATCGAGATCGAAACGTCCATCGCCTCCTCGATCTGGTCGTCCTCGTACCCCGCCTCGGAGAGCTGCTGCCTTATGATCCAGAGCGGGTTCAGCCTGTCCGGGAAGGCGGCCGCGAGCGCGTTGAGCGTCTCGACCTTCTTCTGGCTCTCCACCGCCGTGGTCTCGGCATCCCTGGAGCCTCCCGACACGATCACGTCGTCCACGTCGTCCACGTCCCGGAAGTCGAACTTGTCCATCAGCTGGAGCTTCACGCCTCCCTTGCCGAGCATCTCCACCTGCTTCGGCTTCGTAAGGTGCTGCTTGAGCCCCCAGAAGAACCGGTATCCCTTGTGCGCGTAGCTCTCGGAGTATTCCTTGTTGATCGTCCCGATGCGGTCGGCCTCCTGCTGGAGCTTCCCGTAGAAAACGCCCACCTTCGGGTCGGTCTCGGAAGTCCCGGGCTCGCTCACGCCGGACTTCGACTGGATCATCCGGTCGAGGAACATGGCCATGTCGATGGTGGTGGTCGTCTCCGGCGTCTCGACCGTCACCACGTTCGGGTCGCGGCCAGGGTTGCGGAGGATCACGTTGTCCGGGACGTAGTCCTGGAGCTCGTTGATGTCCACGAGGGCCCCGCTGTCCACGATTCGCATCGGCCGGCCCCTTCGCTTCTCGTTCTCAAGCGCCGTGTTCAGGATGAGGCGGATTGCCTCGGCGATCGGGTACACGTCGTCCCCGGATCCCTTTGTCCAGAAGGCGAACTCGTCGTAGTGCGTAGCCCAGGAGACGTACGGCGTCTTCCCGTTCGCGAACACGTCCCGCAGCCTCTCGGCACGGATCCACGTAAGCGACTTCGGCTCGAACAGGAGGTAATACCACTCCCCGTCGTGCCTCATCACCCACTCGGTCATGTTCTTTCCCTCCTGTCCCGCGAAGGAAGTCGTCTCCACGTCGATCCCGAGCGTGCGGAGCCGGTCGAACTTGTTCTTCGTAACGTCGACGTTTCCGTCGGCCTGGGTCTCCGTCGCCCCCGAGAGCAGCTTGGCGACCTGGGAAGCCGAATAGACGCCGGCCCTGGCCCCCGTCCTGAGCGACTCCGCCGTCTTGAAGATGTCCGTCTCGCCGTGGTAGTTGCCGTCCTCCAGGAACCCGCGCGTCGGGTCCGCGACGAACGAGTAGAAGTCCACCACCTCGTAGTGGCTCCGGTACTCGTTGCCGACCGAGGACGCGTACACCTTCGCGATCCCGCGCCCGCACAGCAGCGCCGCCTTCTTCTCGGCCCTGTCCTTGCGCTTCCATCCCGACCGCGTGGACGAGCTCTCCTGGATCCAGGCCGACATAACCTTGTCCGTGAGAGAAGGCTTGTTCGGAACCTTGAACGCGAGCGTCGGCGCCTCGTCGATCTTCGACTGCATGAGGTCGATGTGCCCCGCGAGCGTCGGGAACGGGATGTTGACCATCCCCGCCTGCACGTCAATCGTCTTGTTGTTGTAGAGGTCCATGATCTCCGACACGACCTTCATCCTCCCGTCCTTCGCGCGTATTCCCTCCGAGAGCTGCCTTCCCGCCACCGCGACGAGCCTGTCCGCGAGCTTTGAATCGAGCATATCTAGCCCCATTTCGTTATCGCCCCGCCAGACGGCGGGCGTTTCCTCTGTATCTTAGCATCTATCATCCCTTCGAACCCATACCTGAGCGCATCCATGGAGTGCGAGAACTCGTGCTCCGGCTCGTTGAGGATTTTCCCGTCCCTGTCAACCTTCCACAGGTAGTTCCGGTATTCCTTGATCACGTTCACGCTGCGCTTCGTGACGCTGATCCGCTTGTCCTGGACCGACTGGATGCCCTGGGACACGCTTCCGGGACCCTTGGACGCACCCACGACCGCGAGGCCGTACATCTTCAGCTCGTCGATGGACTTCGGCTCCGCGCTGTCGGCGTACGTCAGGCACTGCGGAAGGGCCTTGAGCGCGTCGGCGATCTGCCGGTTCGAGTAGCCCTTCGCGAACAGCGTCTCGTCGAGGATCCACCCGTCGTTGTGCCTGTAGATGTCCACGACCGCCGTGGGATCGTTCGTGTAGCCGAAGTCGAGCCCGCGCCTCTCAAGCCTTGCCTCGTGCGGAAGGTCGTCGATTATGAGCCAGTCCTTGTAGATCTTGCCGTCCACCTCGCCGAGCTGCCCCTCCCCGTACACCTTGAACCACGCCTTGTTGCCCCTGCGCTGCTCGATCGCGGCGACGATCTCCGGAGCGAGGGCCTCGTTGTCCAGGTAGGTCAGGACTATGTGCTCGATGTCGTCCCGCTTTCCCAGAAGTTCCGAGTAGAACCAGTATTCCGAGCTCGGGTTCCAGTCCAGGAAGGCGAAGTCCTTCGTGCGGACCTCCAGCTGGTTGAACGCCTCGTAGGAGACGTTGTTCGCCTCGTTGACGAACAGGCGGTCGCGCCTTGCCCCGCGCAGCTTGTCCCCGTTGTCCGTGGAGAAGAACTCCATCGTGGAGCCCGTCTCGAACTCGTAGGTCGAGTCCGTGGAGTTCCATCTGGCGTCCTTCCAGTACCCGTGGTCGCGCATGACGTTCTTGAAGTCCCTCATCGCGCCGCGCTTCAGGTGCGGGATGCTCTCGGACACCACGGACGTGAGCTTCGGGGCCTTGTCCGTCTGCGCGGCATGGATGAGCACGAGGAGGATGGAGATCGTCTTCGAGGCGGACGTCCCGCCTTGGACGGCCCTAATCCTTCCCGTGAGCCCCGCCACCCGCCTTGTCGCCGTCGTTAGCTGGTACATAGGTTCCCAGGATCGGCGTCGGCAGCGGCGCCCCGTCCGGTCCGGTATGCTCGTTCCTTAGCGAGAAGTCCCCCTTTTCCATGCGCTCGAGCCAGTCCTTCGACGCCCCGTAGTCCTGCTGCGCGATCTTCGCCCTCCAGTTCGCCCTGGCCTTGGCCGCGATCTCGTTCTGCCAGGCTGTTATCCTTACGCGAAGGTCGGGATCGTCGTTTATCCACGTCTGGACGGTGGACTGCGGGATTCCCGCGTATGCGCACGCCTTCAAAACGCTGCAACCCAGCTGAAAATAGGGCCTTAGCGCCTCGATGACCTCCTCTTTTTTCCTCTCGACTCCCTGTGCCATATCAGTTCGCTAGCAATTCGGCCTTCCTGCCCGTCAGTTTCTCCCATCTGTCGACGATAACGTCGCAGTACTTGGGGTCCAATTCCATCGAGAAGCACCGCCTTCCCGCCTGCTCGCACGCTATCATGGCCGTCCCGCTCCCGGCGAAGGTATCCAGGACTATTGCCCCGGCCTTCGACGAGTTCAGTATCAGGTAGGAGAACAGGGCGACCGGCTTCATCGTCGGGTGCTCCCCGTTCCTCTGTGGCTTGTCGAACTCCAGGATCGTCGTCTGCTTCCGGTCGCTCTCCCACGTGTGCGCGGCTCCGTCCTTCCATCCGTACAGGCACGGCTCGTGGCGCCACTGGTAGTCCTGCCGTCCCATGACCATGCAGTTCTTTTTCCAGACCAGGCACTGCCTGACCGTCCATCCCGCGTCCTTGCACGCCCCCCGGAAGTTGAATCCCTCCGAGTCCGCGTGCCAGACGTAGAACGCCCCGCCTTCCCGCATTACCGAGTCCGCCGCCTGGAATGCCGACGCTAGGAACTCCTTGAACGGCAGGTCCTCCATCGAGTCGTTCTGGATCGTGAGCGAGTCCTTCGTCTTCCCCTCGTATGCCACGTTGTACGGCGGGTCGGTCACCATCATGTCGACCAGATCGTCCCCGCACAGCCTTTGCGCCGCCGTCGCGTCCGTCGCGTCCCCGCACAGGAGCCTGTGGTCTCCCAGGACGTACAGGTCGCCCAGCTTGGTCCTTGGGTCTACCGGGGGCGTCGGGTCGAAGTCGTCCTCCTGCGGGTCAATTTTCAAAAGCTCGTCGAAACCGGTCAACAGCTTTAGATCCTCGGGCATCGCGTCCAATTCCACGCCGACGAGCTCCATGTCCCACTCGGACTCGTTCAGCTTGTTGTCGGCCAGCCTGTACGCGGCGATCTCCTCCGGGGTCAGTTCGTCGGCGATGACGTACGGGATCGTCTCGTCGCCCTTGGCGCTGAACGGGGCCTGTGCCTCCTTCCGCCATCCCAGGACCTTCCTGGCGGCCTCGTAGCGCCCGTGGCCGACGATTATGGTCCCGTCCCCGTCCACCACGACCGGCTGTCGGAACCCGAACCGCTGGATGGACGCCGCGATCTTCGCCAGCTGGTCCTTCGGGTGCTTCTTCGCGTTCTTCGAATAGGGCTTTATGTCCATAGGGCGATCGCGAGCAGCGCCATCATGGACGCCAGGAGAAAATATAGAAAATAATTCGCCATTGCCCAGAGGTCTACCTTCCGGCGTATCCCGCGGACGGCCAGGAGCGAGACGACGACCGAGAATGCAAACGCTATGCAAAATGGCAGCATATCAGCCCCCCAGGCAGTCCCTCGGGGTCTTCGACGGCTTGTAATCGTTCGCCGCCTCGGCCCGGCACTCGTCGGACCCGCACAGCTTCCGCCTGTACATCGTCCCGACGGCCGGCTCGCCGCACACGTCGCAGTATCCCTCGTCCGTCATATCGCCTGAAGGTTATCGACCCCGTGGCAGGGGAGGCGTTTTTATTCGTCTCCCCCGCGCCCCCGTGGGAGTGGGCCGTCCGCGGTTTGGACCCCGTCGGCTGGTCCGCGCGAGGGCGAGGGATCCGTCTCCGGTCTCCCGTCCTCCGACCTTCCATTAGTTCCATGTTCGGCGTGCCGTGTCCATAGGGAATCGTACCATGCCGAAGGACTTTATCCACAAGCGAAAGCAAAACGCGACTTGAACCTTTCGGCCGAGTCGCGTATGCTTCGTATGCCTAGTACGATGTCCCAAGTGTAGCAGAGCGCGACACCGGCCGTCAATACTGGCGGGCGTATTTTTTTGCGCCGACGCTCCCGCACCTTGGGGAAGAGCCTAAACTCCGACATTGAACGGCGGAAAGAACGCGACCGTGGAGCTCAGAGACAAACCCAGGCAACGTCCGACCCCCTGACGACCTGGTCTCCCCTATGGGCTTCACGGAGAACGAGACAAGCACCGGAGGCGTTCCGGGAGCACAGCGGCCGAATAGTATGCCAGCCCTGCGGGGAGGGGAGAATAAAGGGGGGGAGCTTGACTAAGTAAGCTACCGCAGGCTAGACTACGGAGGTATGAACGATGAAATCACAAAGACGCTGGCAAAGGCACTCGGATCGCGAGGCGGCAAGAAATCAGCCGAGGCAAACAAGGGGAAGCACGCTGAATGGGGACGAAAGGGAGCGGAAACGCGCAGGAAAAAGCGTCTTTCCGAGTTATCCACACTGGACACTTGCAAGCCACCGCTGGCTAGTGTACTGTAGGGACATAAGCCACTCACGACAACAGTATGCAAACCTACGTCGAGACCAGCAGGAAGGCGATCCAGTCGCTACTGTCCGAGCTCAATGGGAATCCGGTCGCGATCGCGAGGAAGGGAAATTTCATGGCCTTCCTGACGATGCCGCTCGCGCACGGGGAGCTGGTCGCCGAGGGAGACGCCGTGGACGCCGCCCTGGACGAATGGAAACTAACCCGCTAGCCCTATGATGACACAAGCCGACGCGAAGGAGCTCGCCACGCTCCGGGACGACGCGGACGGACTGCTGGCGAAGGCGGAGGAAGTCGGAGGAATCACGGAGGCGTCGCACGAGGCGCGGGCCGTCGAGTTCCTCGCCCAGGTGAAGCGACGCGCGAAGATCGTGGACGACAAGCGGAAGGAGTACGTCGCGCCGCTCAAGGCCGTGATCGACAACGTGAACGCGGACTTCAAGAGCATCCTGGCCCCGCTTGAGGAGGCCGAGAGGATCGTGAAGGCCGGGATGACCGCCTGGCGCGGCTCCCAGGACTTCCGTGACGCGGAGAAGGTGCGGCTGGACGCGGAGGAGAACATGCGCCGGTCGGTCGAGGACGCGACGGCCAGAATGACATCGGAGAGCTTCGAGGGCGCCCAGATCGCGGCCGCCGAGCTGAACGAGGCGAAGGCGTCGGCCCCGCGCACGGTGGAGTCCCTGTCCGGCCAGGCGCGGTTCAGGAAGGATTGGAAGTTCGAGATCATGGATCCTGCCACCGTGCCGAGGGAACTGTGCTCCCCGGACGAGAAGGTCATCCGCGCGTTCATCAGGACGGGGATGCGCGAGATGCCCGGACTGCGGATCTGGGAGGAGACGACGCCGATAATCATGAGCTAGAAAATAATTGAAACAGATATGTCGCAGCCATTCAACGCGGGACAGGCGATCAAGGACTCCGGCCTCGCATCGGGCGAGTACCTCAAGCTCAAGGAGGGCGCGAACAAGATGCGCCTGATGTCGCCGGCGCTGTTCCATTCGGGAATCTTCGAGGACAAGAAGACCGGCGAGAAGAGGGCCAACAACAAGTTCGTCGCCTGGGTGTTCGACTGGGCGGACGGCAAGGTAAAGCTGTTCTTCATGTCGAAGACCGTGCTGGAGGCGATCGGCGCCCTCCAGGACAACCCGGACTACGCGTTCGACACGGTTCCAATGCCGTACGACATCACGGTGAACGCGAAGGACGCCGGGACGAAGGACGTCATGTACTCGCTCACGCCGTCGCGCCAGAACACGCCGGTGCCGGTCGAGGCGCTGAACCAGATGGACGGCAAGGAGACGATCGAGGCCGTGCTGTCGAAGCTCCGCGAGAAGGACGGCCAGGTCCCGGCTCCAGTCACCCCGGTCCAGGCGGTCGCTCCCGCGCGAGACGCCTTCGACGAGATCGCGGTCGAGGAAATGCCGCCGCATCCGGCCGCCGTATGAGCCGGCACTCGATCGGATGGAAGGAGGCCAACGCCGTCCCGCTGTTCTCCGCCGGGCTGCGCGAATGCGCGGTCGCGTGCCTGATGGTTTTCCTGCTTCTCATGACAGGCTTTGGCAACTGATCTGCCCGTCCCGTCGGGCCGCGGTGGAAGGGCGGAGACGCCCCATGGCCGCGAACCCGACGGACGGGCGGAACTCCCTATGATCCCAAGGTTTGACGCGACGGTAACGAATGGAAAGCTTTATATGCGGAACGCCGCGCTGTTCGCCTCGTACCTTTCCACGCTGGAAGGGGACGTGGGCGTGACGGTCGGCAAAAAAACCAAGGCAAGGACGAACCCGCAGAACTCCTGGTACTGGGCCGCCGTGGTCGGGATTCCCGCGAGGGAGATCGGCTACACGCCCCAGGAGATGCACGACGCGCTGAAATTCCTATTCCTCCGCAGGGAGGAGCCGGGAAAACCCGTGACGATCGGATCCACGACGACGATGACCACGGCTGAGTTCTCGGACTACTGCGAGGCGTGCCGTCGATGGTGCGCGGAGCAGGGGTATGTGATCCCCGATCCCGACGGATATGAATAGAAATCAAATGAAGTGGCTGGACAATGCCTTCGGCCTGTGGATGCGCAGAAACTTCAGCGCCTGCGGTATGTGCGCAGGCCCGCTCGACGACACGGCCCAGGTGTCCCATATCTACGGCAGGGCGAACCTGTCCGTTCGATGGGACCCGAGGAACTGCGACCTCGTGCATGACCGATGTCATCGGGAATGGGAAGGATACGACCGTTCGCAAAGGAACGAGCATATCGTTCGCAAGCTCGGGCGCGACGGGGCAATGGCGCTGTCGCTCGACTCAACCAAGGCGAAGAAATGGACGGACGACGAGCTTGGCGAACTCATTAAAAAATACTCGATATGACGGATTACTTTCCCGAGGCGATCAGCCTTCCGAGCGGCGTCGAGATGCTCCTGGAGCACGAGGAGCACAGGTCGGAATGCCCGAACTGCCACCAGCAGACGCTCCTCCGGCCAAAGGTGCTGACGAAGGCGATCCTGCGCCCGCTGTGGCTCGCGTCCGTGAACTCCACGATCAACTCCAAGGAGGTCAACGACGCGATCGGAAGGACGGCGTATGCCAACTTCACCCAGCTCAAATACTGGGGGTTCATCCGCCCGGTGTCGTCGTCGACGTGGGAGATCACCGGCGCGGGCCGCGAGTTCCTGTCGGGAGGAATGAGGACCCCGGAGAAGCTATGGGTCTACAACGACCGCGTTCGGGCAGTGCCGGACGGCATGAAGGGGCGCATGGTCGCGTTCGACGACCTCGTGGCGTATCTGGAGACTGACAGGACAGGGATCGCGGCGGAATCGGCAAGGCTGACGGCAGAATAAACAAATCACTTGCAATATGAACGACGGAACAAAGAAGCTTACCGTAATCGCGGCTGGGATCGTCGCCCTCTCGTTCGCCTTCGTGCTTTACCAGGGTATGGTCGTACAGCCCAGAACCGCGATGGAACTCGCCGAGAGGGTCCGCATGGAGGGCATCGACTACGCGAACGCGCAGAAGCTGAGGCTGTCATTATGCCTGGACGCGGCCGATACCGCATACTGGGCGTGGATCAAGCTGAACATGACGGAGCAGGACGACGGGTCCTACCAGGGGCCGACCTATAACTGGGACAAGGCCGCCGCGAACAAGAAGACGGCTGAGGACGCCTGCTACCGTCAGTTCTCAAAATAATATGGTAAACACCCGCGCGAAGGGGAGGCGCTCGGAGATGAAGGCGAAGGCGATACTGGAGGCCGCCGGGTATGACGTGATCGTCGTGAAGCCAGCCAGAAAGTTCGACACGGAAAACGACTTCTTCGGCCTCTGGGACGCGATAGCCGTGAACTCGGTCGGGTTCCGGTGCGTCCAGGTGAAGACCAACAAGAAGCCGTCGAAGGAATATACGGAGGGGCTTTCCCTGTGGGTCTGCCCCCCGAACTGCACCAAGGAGCTTTGGATATTCAAGGATCGGAATCCGATTCCGCTGATATTCGTCCTATGAGGGTTTTACTTCCGCCGCCCATGCGCCAGTGCCTCCAGTGCGGCCACCTGTTCCCACCGCGCAGGCGCGACAAGAACCTGTACTGCGCCCGCGAGTGCTCGTGCCTGGCAAGGAAGGTAATCGCCAGCAAGTCCAGGATAGACCTCGCCATGGACATATACGGCAACTCGTCGTCGGAGTACGTGCGGCACGCGATGCTGACGCTCGCGGACGCGGAATGCGGGACGCTCATGAGGCTCACGAACTGGGACGAGGTATGAGAAAGAAATGCAAGCGTTGCAAGAAGACCGAGCTTGCCGTGTTCGGCAAGGACGAGGATCTCTGTGCCTTCTGCCTCATCTATAATCCGAAGAAATGACGCTATGAAAATAATTACCCTGGAAACAGAGTCACAAGTTCTGAAGGTCATGGATAATCGCAAATGCGACTTCTGCTCTTCGGACAACGTCAAGTGCGTAGATGGACGTATGATTACCGTGTGGGCGAACAATGGATGGTTCGGCAGCGAGTCGTCGCAGACCCCAGCGAGCATCTGCAAGGACTGCGTGACTCAGATTTATCAACAGTGGACATAGCGTTATGCAAAAGCTAATCGTCAGCAAGTGCTGCGCCTCCCCCCTCCTGTCCCGCGGATCGTCCGAGAGCACGGGATGGTCGGTCTGCGCCGAGTGCAAGAACCCCGCTGACCAGATGGTTTACCCCTTCACGACCGTGGCACAAATGAACGCGTGGCTCAAGAAGCGCAAGGCGTTCCGCGGCATGGCGTACACGGCGAGCCCGACAATAACGCCTTGGCGGTCTGGAAAGGAAATATTCCCATCGGCCGCGAAACCAAACCTAACCACGAAGCCTATGTGTATCGGGTCTTCCCTCGGAGCGTTTCTCGTCGGATGCATTATCGGGATACTGATTTTCTGGATACTCGTATGACCTGCAAATTCTGTTCTGAAAAATTGCCAAACGGAAATTCCATCGGACCTGCCATGCTCGTAATCGGAGAACCGGGAGGCACGAACGTAACGGAGAATTCATGTACCGCGATCAAGCTAATCCAGTGCTCCGTCTGTAAGATCGTCGCGCTCGTATAAAACTAATAATCCCCGCAGAGGACGACCAGTCGGAAACGAAGTACATCCTGACGTTCGAGACCAGCGGACACGACGAGTTCGTCGACGTGAGGCTCGGCGTCGCGCACCAGAGCGCGGTTTACAACGTCACGGTCTCCGTCTCCGACCTCGCGGCGGTCGTGACGGCATTGGAGAAGATTCGCGACGACGGTTGGAAGAGGGAACGTGACCTGAGATGATATGACAAATCCAATGAGCGAGGAGGAGATCATGGAGGAATACCGTAAGCATTGCACCAGCGAGTACGAACCGATTGAAGCCGATTGGCTCCGCTCCGCGCTCCATTCCTACCTGGAATGGGCAGCAGATGTAGCAAGACCGGAGGCTAAGGAAGAAGTTGGGGAATATACGCAG